GATCTTTCTCTTGAAATAAAATTATTGCATGGACAGACCAAAATCGATGCCTCTTAAGGATTTTTTAGTGAGGGTGCTAGCTGTTAAATTAAGGCTTTCAGAGAAGACAATTGAGGCTGTTGTTAACCATCAGTTTCAATCTGCTAATGAAGCTATGAAAACAAATGATTCTATAGAGATAAGTGGATTTGGAAAGTTTTCGTTTAACACAAAGAAGGCAGAGAAACGTCTTGCTTTTCTTCTTGAGAGAATAGAGGAATATAAAAGGCAGATGAAAGATCCTTTGCCTATTACACAATTGGATAAACTTCCTGCTCGTATAAGTCATTTTGAAAAGGAAGTGGAATGGCTTAAAACCAAATTGAAATGAATTTTTCACAGATTTATGAAGGATGGAGAAACAAGCTGGTTCCCCCTTCACACATGAAAGAGCTGATTAATAAGGTTTCTGATGAGAGGATGAATACATGCAGGGGTTGTGCAATGTTCTCAGAAAACCGTAAAGTTCTTGATCATTACAGAACGCTGAGAACAGATGAACATTGTACAGATTGTGGATGTACGCTTTCAGCAAAGACAAAATGTTTATCATGTGAATGTCCAAGAAAACTTTGGGAAGCTGTTCCAGAAGTTACGCAAGATATGGATCATGCATTAACAGAATATAAGAAATGAGCGATAAAGAAGTGAGATTGACAAAGATTCCTTTGTATAAGTTTATACAGGCATTGATTCATGTATATGACATGGGAATTGATTATATTGATATTGTAGGATCTACAGATGATGAGCAAGATTCTATAGGCATTCTTCCTTCAGAGGGAGAAGAACAAAAAGAGAGAGTGGAAAAAACAGATAAAACAAAACAAAAACCAACAGATTTAAACGATCTTATATGACAGATTTTAGTACAACATTTTATGTGATTGAGAAGCTTGCAGCTATTTGTGCCACTCCTGGTATTGATGAGGATACACAAAAGATTGCAAATGAGCAAATTAGGAATCTTCTAGAGATAGTGAAGAAAGATGTTAATTTAATGACAGCCAAATCCTCAGGACTTGTGGTATGAAAAAACCAAACTACTATAACCAAATCTTGACAATCTTTACAGAGTTGCACAAATCCTATCCTACATATAATATAGGTAGACATTTGTCTACAGCTTTGTCAGATTATGGAGATCTTTGGGCAGTTTCAGATAAAGAGATTTTGTATGCTCTTGAGAAATATCAGGCAGAGCTTGATATGAATGTTGTTCCAGAAGAGGACGTTGAAAAGATTTTGAAAGATGGAATTGATCTGGATAATATATTAAAGGAAGAGGAGGATGATTATGGCAGTTAAAAAGACGACATTTATAAATGCTGAATTGGATTGGGCTGAACAACAGCTGATTTCATGGAAAGCTTATGTTGATGCCAATCCCTTACATGAACTTAAAGATAGGATTGAATGGAAGCCAACAGCTAAGGGAGGAATGCTTCCAATGGTTATTGCAAGTATAGAATCACAAGGAAAGTTTATTCAGGAGACAATGAAAAACTATCTTGGTCTTTTGGAAGTGGTTGACAAGCTTAGAGAAAAAGAAGAAGCAAAGGTTGAAGTGAGAGGAAAGGGAGAACTTAGCTCAATGGCAGAAGACTTCCTAAAGAATAGGAAATGAAACTACATAATATAGATTATAAGGATTGGTTTATAAATCAGAAACGAATCCCTGATAAGGATTCTCAAGAGTATAAACAATTCTTTGATTTTCATAAAGAGGTGTGCTTAAACGGAGCTACAATGGATGGGGTTTATATTAACCCCTTTTTGTATTGGCACTTGAATGTTTGGCATACAGAAGTGGATGTAATTGATGAAAATGGAAGAATTTCACAAAAATATGCCAACCCATTATTGCGTGATAATGAGTGGGTGGTGAGCAATGAGATTGACAAAGCTGCACAAGAAAAGAAAGGTCTTGTCATTCTTGGAATCAGACGTTTTGCAAAGTCTGTAATTGAGGCAAGCTATATAGCGTGGGGAGCCACATTTGATGAAAACTCACAAAACATTATTGCTGGGCTGAATGCCCCAGATATAAAGCTTATTACAGATAAGATTGACAAGGGATTAAACTTTATTCCTGAAGCTTGGAGATGGCAAAGAGTTGAGGATAATTGGAAGAATCAGGTGACACTTGGTATTAAAACAAAGGCTGGAGAAAGGATTCCATTTTCTCAAATCCTTATTCGTAACCTTGATGAGGGTAATAATGAGGAGGCTATTGCAGGTACAAAACCAAGAAAGCTTATTATAGATGAGATTGGTAAAGGTAATTTTCTAAGAGGCTTTCAAGCAGCTGTTCCTGGTTTCACCACTCCTTATGGATGGGGTTGTTCCCCAATCCTTACAGGTACAGGTGGTGATATGAAGAAATTCATGGATGCCAAAAGCTTGTTCTTTGATGTAGACAATTTCAACTTTCTTACATATAATAATGAAAAGGATGAAAGAAGGATTCATGGGTTGTACATTTCCTATAAGTATAGGATGGAAGCCAAAGAACAATCTACACTTGGAGCTTTCCTTGATAAGCCTGTTGATAGCAGTCTTCATGAAGTGAAAATGCTAGTGAGCAATGAAGAGAAGGCCGCACAGATAACTTCTACAAATCTTGAAAGACTTAGGAAAGCTGGAGATAGGATAGCTTATTTAAAAGAAAAGATGTACTATCCTATGGATGTAGATGACATCTTTCTTAATGAGGATACAAACATCTTTGATATAGAAGCTGCAAAAAGACAGAAGTCAAGATTGTTATTGCAAGCAAGAACAGGAATTCCTGTTATTTTATTTAATGATGGAGACAAAATAAATCACGAGTTTACAGACAAGCTTCCTATTACAAACTTTCCATTAAAGAATAATGATCTTAAAGATGCTCCTGTAGTAATTTATGAATTTCCAGTGGAAAATCCTCCATATGGATTGTATGTTGCAGGAGTTGACCCTTATAGACAAGGAAAATCTGCATATAGTTCTTCTTTAGGAGCTGTATACATATATAAAAGGATGCACAATCTTCTTGGTGAGAAATACCAAGATATGTTTGTAGCTTCGTACGTAGCTCGTCCAGATAAGAAAGAAACATGGGAAGAGCAAGCACGATTGCTTATTAAATATTATAATGCTAGAGCCCTTTGTGAGAATGATGACATTTCCTTTATAGAATTCATGAAAGCAAAAGGAGATGCTCACTATCTTGAGAAACAACCTCAATGGTTGATGGAAGTGGTTCCAAACACCACTGTAAAACGTGAGTTTGGAATACACAGATCTTCACAAAAGGTGATTGATTATTTACATAATTGTTTAAAATCCTATCTTGAGGAATCTATTCTGATAGAGAAAGATGAAAATGGCAACACGACAAGAGAAGTGACAGGTGTGAGCAAAATGTTTGATCCTGTTCTTCTTGAAGAGATTATACAGTATAACGACCAGGGAAACTTTGACCGTATAGTTGCAGCAGAACTGGCCATAGCACAAGCTTTAAAAATGGATCCTATTATGGGAAAGATTGGAGGAAGCGAGGATGCAAGGGTAAAATCGTTGTATTCAGGAAAACCATCAAACAGGCTATTCAACGAATCAAGTCATATGTTTGATTCTTCTAGAAAATACAAACGTAAATTATTTAACTAAGATGGCAATTATAAGATATACAAAGGATGCTACCATACGGTATGCCTACCTTAACATCTTTCCAGATCAATTTAAGACAGAAAAGGAAAAGATGGATGAGTCTTGGGTGAAAAACACAATGGACTATTTCGCTAACAAGGCTTACGCAGAATACATAAAGAACAGGGATACATTTGTAAAAAATTACGATTTGATGAAAGGAATTCTTCGTCCAGAAGATTTCTATCAAGAACCACAAGTAAAGAGTTTTACAGAAATGCTCCAAGCAGATTTGCAACTTCCTGCCTATGTGAAACATTATTCTATTGTCACCACTCCTGTAAATGAATTGGTTGGAGAAATTACAAAACGACCTAATTCATTTATGATCAAAGCATTTGATGACGATAGCCAAGCTGAAGAACTACAATTTAAAACACAGCTTCTGCAAGACTATTTGATGAATGAAATCAAAATGGAACTTGCACAGAAAGCTGCACAGAATGGAGAAGAAATTGATCCTGAGCAATTGCAACAAATGACAATGGAACAGGTTCAAGATCAATTAGATACGTACACATCAACTGCTGAAAAGTGGGCAAATCATGTACTGAATAGCCAGAAAGCTGAATTCAATATAAAAGAGAAATCAGAGGATGCATTCAGAGATATGCTCATCACTGCACGAGAGTTCTATCATATATATGAGGATAATTCCAAAACAGGATTTAATGTTGAGGTTGCAAACCCAAAAAACACATGGTTCCTCACCACTCCAGATAGAAAATACATCTCTGATCCTACAGGACGTGCACAAGGTGCATATGCTGCAGGAATGGTGAATGTAATGGAATTGTCAGAGATTATTGAAACTTTCCCAGATCTTACAAAAGATGAGATTGACCATCTCAGAAGTTCTCTTCAAGATTATGGATTGATTAATGTTCGTGAATCCAATCTTGGTAATCCAAATGCTACACCTGGTATTGATTCAGTAAATTATGACACATACGATCCTGCAGTTCTTCAGACAAGGATGATCATTGAATCAGAAATGAAAGAAAACAACGATGGTCTTAAAGATTTCCTCGGACTTACATCAAATGTTTCTTCTTTTGGTTACAAATACGTTGTTGTAAGAGCTTATTGGATCAGTAAGAAAAAGATAGGTAAGCTCATCTATCTTGATGAGATGGGTAATGAGCAATCTATGCTTGTTGATGAGAATTATAAAAAAGGAACTATTCCTACAGAGCAATCTTTGGAATGGGGATGGATTAATCAATGGTATCAAGGTATTAAGATTGGTCCAGACATCTATCACATTAAACCATACAAACTTCTTCCATATTGCCCAATTATTGGTGTTGTTCATGAGGTGAAGAATACAGAAGCAAAAAGTCTGGTAGATTTAATGAAACCTTTTCAGACAATATATAATGTATGCATGAACCAATTGTTCAAGCTTCTTGAAAAAGAAGTGGGTAAGGTTTATTTGACATCAATCAGACACATTCCTGTTCCTAAAGATGGTGATGCTCAAGATGCATTGGATATGTGGGAACTTGAAGCTCGTAACAGAGGTGTTGTATTTATTGATGATAGTCCTGAAAATCTAAAAAGCCCATCAAGTTTCAATCAGTTTAGGGATATTGATCTTACACGTACACAGGAGATTCAATCTAGGTATAATCTAGCTATGCAAATGAAGAATGAATGCTGGGAGTTGATTGGAATGTCAAGGCAAAGAATGGGCTCTATAACAGCTACAGAAACAGCTACAGGAACACAAACAGCAATGCAGCAAAGCTACTCTCAAACAGAACCTTTGTTTGTTGCTCATGAATATGTACTGGGTCAATTGTATCAAGCAATAATTGATGCCTCATTGTACGTTGAAAGTGCAAAACCTGAATCCACAATATCATATATTACAAATAGAGGAGAATCTGCATTTGTGCAAGTGAATGGTGCAGACCTCAGATTCCGTGATCTTAAAATATTTGCTACCAACAGACCTGAAGATCAGAAAATGTTCAATGAAATTAGGCAATTGTCACAAGCTGTTCTACAAAATGGCGGTTCATTGCACGATGTAATTGAATTGTATTCTACAGATTCTGTAAGACAAATGAAAAAAGTGTTTAAGACACTTAAAGAAAAGCAAGATCAAATACAGCAGCAGCAACAACAAATGCAACAGCAGCAACTTGAGCAACAACAAAAGCAAGCAGAGGCTCAAATGCAGCAAGCTCAAATGCAACATGAACAACAACTTGCTCATGATGATTATCAAAACGAACTTGATAGAATCAATAAGAAAGAGATTGCACTCATTAATGCTGAAGCAAAAGGCAATGCTCTTCCAGATGTTGATACAAATGCTGTTCCTGATGTTCTTGAAATTGGAAAACTTGAACACGAAAGAATGTCTGCATTGAAAGCACATGATTTGAAACTTGCAGAGATACAATCTAAAAACAGGCAAAATTCTGAAAAGATGCAGATTGAAAGAGAAAAGTTACAGGTAGCAAGAGAAAATCAAAAGAATGATCTTGAGATAGCAAAACAAAATGCAAAAAACAGAAGTAAACCTAAAAAATAATGAGTATCAAAATTAAAACAGACCTTGAATTCGGAAGTGTTTGGTACATAAAAAATGATCCTGACCAGCTACCACATCTGCTAGTTGGGATCATAATTGTTCCAGGAAACCAATTCATATTTAGATTAGATTTTATGGGAGACGTTGTAGAACTATATGATTTTGAATGCTCTTCCATTGTAAATCCAGACGTTTTACAAGAAGAAGACATGGAAGATGATTAAAATTCAAACAATTTTAATTATAGTAAAAACTTACAATGCTATATTATCCTGAAAATTGATTATACAACTGTTCTATGTCTTTGAGATTATATAACACTATTCTATTTTTACATTAGAAAACCAATTATTAAAAGAACTACATATGGCTGCAAATCAAGAAACTCCCCAAGTTGGGAATTTCAGCATTGAGGATACTATGGAAATGGGATTCGGCAACACTGAATTGTTGAACGATCTCATGGGTCCTGAAACATCAACATCTTCTCCCGAAGATGTACAGAAAATAGCAGAACCTGCTCCAGAAAAACCTGCTGAAAAAAAGGAAAAAGAAGAGAAAAAAGACACCACCAAATCTATACAAGACTTTCTCATGGACAGCGATGATGATGAGGAAGAAGAGGAAGAAGTAGAAAAAGATGTAAAATCTGCAAAAGCTACTGAAACCACTGAAGAAGATGTAGAAGATGGTGAGGAAGAAACTTCTCGCTTTGGCGCACTTGCTAATGATCTTTTTAAACTAGGGGTTTTTAGCAAAGATGATGACGAAGAAGATGTTCAAATCTCCACTCCTGAAGAGTTTCTTGAAAGGTTTACGGCAGAAAAGAAGAAAGGAGCAATTGAGATTGTTCAAAATTTCATTGGTCAATTTGGAGAAGATTATCAAGATGCCTTTGATGCAATTTTTGTAAAAGGTGTCAATCCAAAAGAATATTTCAGTGTATATAATAACATTGACAATTTTTCCGAACTAGATCTTTCTAGAGAAGAAAATCAAGTTGCTGTATTGCGTCAAGCATTGACTGACCAAGGTTTTGATTCTGAAGATATTGATACAGAGATTGAACGTTTGAAAAATTACGGAGATCTTGAAACAGTTTCTCAGAAACATCACAAAGTTTTGGTAAAGAAAGAAGCTGCAAAACTTCAACAACTTGAACAACAACGTGAGCAACAATTGCAAAAACAAGCTGCAATTAGAAATCAATATATAAACAATGTACAAACAATTCTTCAGGAAAAAGTAAAGACCAAAGAGTTTGATGGTATTCCTTTAAATCCTAAGATTGCAAATGAACTTCAAGACTATCTACTTGCTGAAAAATATCAAACCCCATCAGGAGAGAAATTGACAGAATTTGATAGGCAAATCCTTGAACTCAAACGTCCTGAAAATCATGGACTGAAAGTTAAAGTGGGACTTCTAATGAAACTTCTTGAAACTGATCCTACGCTTTCCACAATTCAAAAAAGAGGAGTGACCTCAAAGTCAAATGAACTCTTTAGTGAAGTGGCAAGGCAAACCACAAAAGCAGCCAAATCTACATCATCAAAGGGAAAGCCCACATCGTGGTTTCAATAAATTAAACATTTAAATTAAAATAACAAAAAAATGCCTATTCAAACAATACCTGGAGTTACTGGCTTTGCTTATGCTAGGGTAGCCTCTATGGATAAACGTGCTGTTGGTAAGTTGACCGACACTAATCACTTGGAGAGTTTCCACTCCACTGAACCTGCTGATTATGATAAGAAAATTATCAGCTTGTACACTCAAAGTTCATTGTACAGCAATGACTTCTTGGATATGATTAACAAATCTACTCCTTACTACATTGATAATAATAGTGATGCTTGGAAATGGCAGATTGCTGTTCCTTACAAGTTCCCTAAAATTATCGATATCCCTACATCTACATTGAACTTGACCAAGCCTGGTATTGATGGCCAAGAGTTCTCTTTGGTTTTGGATAGCAATGAGTTTTCCAAGAATGCAATCGTATCTGTTGGTTCTCGCCAATATGGTCCTCGTTTCTACGTAGTGAAAGATCCTGTTCAGTGGAATGCTGGATGGTTGTATACCTTCACTCTCGTAAGTGACAACCCTATTGTTGATTTTGTAAGCTCTACCTTCCTCCAAACTGGTCTTGAGTTGGAATTGGTTGATGCTGCTATCGGTGAGTTTGATCAAGATCTCTTGGGTCTTCCTCGTCTTGGTGAGCAAATCACAATGTTTGAAAGCCTTGGTTCTGCTTATGGTTATGAGCACAAAATCACTGAATGGGCTGATGACCGTATGATGAAAGATGCTTCTGGTAAGCCTTTGGACATCTTGGTTTATGCTCCTCAGCGTAGGAACCAATTGCCTTTGACTCGTAATGATGTTAAATGGGAACCATTTGTTGAATTCTGGATGCGTAAGTCTATGCTTGAATTGAAAGTTAAGCGTATGATTTGGAGCAAGCCTGGCACTGTTAAAACTGGTGGTGGCAAGCAAGAATTGAAGCGTACTTCTGCTGGTGTATATCACAGGATGCGTAACAATGGTAACCTCGTACAATACAATCGTGGTGAATTCACTGCAAATTTGATCCGTTCCGTATTTGGTGACTTGTTCTATCGTAGGGTGGATGTTAAAGACCGTAAGGTTAAAATGTACACCAATGAAGCTGGTTTTGACGTATTCCAACAAGCTCTTAAGACTGACGCTTTGAATAGCGGTCTTACCTTGATGGCTGATTCTGGAAATCGTTACATGCAAGGCGAAGGTCAACACATCACTTACAACTTTGCTTTTGATAGCATGGTTACTCGTGAGACTGGTCGTGTTGAACTGATTCACCTTAAAGAACTTGATCTTCCCCAATCTAACTTGGAATTTGGTCAGAACAAAAAATCTACTCCTGTATTCATGGTGTTTGATGTTTCTCCAATGAGCGATGGTTCTATGGTTAACAACATTCGTGAGGTTCGCTTGAAAGGTGCTCCTTCCATGACTTGGGGTTATATTGATGGAACCCGTCATCACTTGGGCTTTGCTAAGTCTCAAGGTATGAGTTCTGCAAACAAATTCCCTGGTTACGAAATTTGGATGAAAGATCGTTGTGATGTATTCATTGAAGATCTGTCTCGCACAGTTTTGATTGAAGAAATCCCACAATTCTAATATACCTCTCTAGAGGATAGTATCCCTAGATCGACATCGAAAGATGTTTCAACCTACCGAGAAGAAACTCCCCCCACTCCTCCAAGTGGGGGAATCTTCTCACAAATACAGAGTGATGGATTGGGGTGTCTCCTAATCGCTACTCCTTCGATGGAAATCGCTCTGCGAAAAAACCAATTTAAATTAAACTACATCATGGGCAAGATAGGTAAAATATCTACAATTAAGAAAGATTACAACAATTCTCAATTGCAAACAATGCAAGGTGGCCTTGCTGCTAAAGGAATGACAAGAACTCCTGGTACAGGTGTTTTCAAATATCCTTATAAAGAAATGGATGGTCAATATAGAACAGGACTTAATCCAGATGCTGCTTACATTAGAAGAATTCAAGATCCTGTAGAAAGGGAATTGGAAGTTGAGCGTGTATCAAATCTTAGGACAAAATTAGAAAATGCTTTAGGAGGTCTTGATCTTGGTCCTCGTTCCTCATTTTGGAATAGTGGACTATCTGTATCAAACTATGACACATTGCATGTGCAACCTGTAAAATTGATGGATGGAGATAATTATTTTGATCTAGGACAACCTTTGCAAGAACTTGCATTTTCATGGTTGAGAGTTCATCCTACAATTGCTTCAAGTTATCAAGCTTGGGAGCGTGGTGATTATCCTGCTGATACACAATACTATGTAGCAGATGATGAAATTGAAAATGCTGTTCTGTTCAAGAAAAAGCAAATCATCAATAAAGCTATCAGTAAGTTTGATTCAATGACTCCTGATAAGAAACGTAAAGTTGCAAGGTTGCTTGGTCTTCCTGTTACAGATGATACAAAAGAAGAAGTTGTATATAATCTTGTAGATAATGTTATCAAACAAACAGAATTCAAAGATGGTAAATACCAAGGACTTTCTACAGTTGAGGTGTTTAACAGATTTGCAGACATGAAAGAAAACTTGCTCCATATTAGAGATCTTGTTAAACAAGCAATTGCGCTTTCAGTATATAGAGTTAAAGCTAGCGGTAAAGTTTACGAAGGTGAATTTGAAGTGGCTAAAGATGAAGATGAACTTGTGAAATTCCTTGCAGATGAGGACAACCAAGAAGATCTTATTATTCTAGAACAAAAATTAAAAACTAAGAAATTAGCTTTAGTATGATACCAGTAGATAGTTTATTATACAAGATTGATCAAAAACTAAATAAACTATCGACTAATGAGCATCAACAGATTCAATTAGAAGACAAAATCTTAGCTTTAAATGAAGCTCAGATTAAGTTGATAAAACAAAAGGTTGATGGTGATAATACAATTTCTGGCCTTGGTCTAGACGCTTTTAAAAAAAGATATGAAGATCTTCAGAAACTTGTAGAAAGTTATAATAATCATGTTTTTGATTTAAAGCTGACAGACAAGTATCTAAATAAATGGTCAGTTTCTTTTAAAGATATTACTCCAGCATTTATGTTTTATATAGATTCCTATATATTAGCAGATAAAGATAAATGCAAAGGAAGAGTGATATGGGTTAATAGAGATCTTTTAAAACATGGTGACATATCATTATTATTAAATAATGCTCATTACAAACCATCTTTTGAATATCAAGAAACATTTAATGTGATTTCTTCTGACGATATATCAATATTTACTGATGGTACTTTCACCCCAACAAAACTCTATCTTTCCTATATGAGATATCCAAAATATATAGATAAAGCTGGATATGTAAAATTTGATGGTACAGAGTCTATTGATCAGGATTGCGAACTTAAAAACTATCTTGAAGATGAATTAGTAGATTTGACAGTGCAAAATCTGGCAATGTATACAGAAAATGCAAGTGCTGTCCAAAATTCAGCTTACAGGATAAAAACAAACGAATAATTTTTCAAACATAAATTCAAAACAAAATGGCTGATTTTTCATTAACTACGCTCTTTGTAGTTCCCAGTACTCAGACTACTTTTCCTAGTTCTGGTTCTACACAAGACTTGACTGCTGGCCAAGTAGGTGTATACGGTATCGCTAGTGGTGTACAGTATAGCGCACTTGCTTCTGGTACAATTGCAGCATCCCCTTATTTTTACATTGCTCAAGGTAGAACAAATACTTATCTGCAAGGTTCAAAACGCTCTGATAAGATTTCTGGTCCTTCGAACACAGGTGGTAAAAATAATGTCACTGAGTGGTACAAAGTTTCTGGTTCTAGCGTTGCTCGTACTCAAGTTACTGACGTATCTGGTTTCAACGTAAAATGTGGTGATGTTGTATCTATTACACTTCGTGCCCATTCTTCTTACATTGATACCTTGTACTTCAATGGTTTCACTCGTAGTGTAACTGTACAGGCTCCTTGCTGCGATTGCGGTTCTGATCCTTGTACTAACGTTGACGTTCCTTCTTTGATTGACAAGTTCATCTTGGCTTTCCAAACTGCTGCTCTTGGATCTAACCCTGATAACATTAGTTTCAGCAAGTTCTTCCAATTCCAAAGGTTGGGAAATGATGCTAATGCTTTCTTGCGTATTTCTGGTAAGACTCTTACCAAATATGGTCAAACATGTGATATTGCAGCGTTCCCTTATGAATATGACAGAATGTATTTCCGTACATTTGTTTATTCTGGTCCTGCTACCACTGCTGACTTCTTGGTATCTGACAACTGTAACATTGTTGCCACTTCAAAAGTTATCCAAAGAGCTTCTTATGTTGCTGGTACTGCCGATGAGATCAAGCAATTGGAGAAAAACTACTACAGCTATCAAGCTGGTTACCTGAAGCATCTCTACAGGATGGCTGGTTACAATGCTAACTTTGAAAGCTGGGTTGCTGATGGAATCGCTTATGACACTTATTACATTAAGTTCAATGAGTATGACAAATCTGCATCAACTTGGGGTGATTACATTGATTGCGATAGTCAAGTAATTATTGCTGTTCCAACTGGTACTGCAAGTACTAACTTGAGTGCTATTTTGTCTGCAGCTCTTGGTACTGTAACTGATCAAAGTGGTACTATCATTAGCACTAGCACTACTAGTACTACTATCTGGCCAACAACTTTAACAACTAGTACATTGATTCCTTAATCAGTAGTTTTTTTAAACATATAACCTAATGCCTGAGGGTGAGAGAGGATATCTCAAGTCCTCGGGCATTTTTTATTAAATTGACATGGCAGATTTATATTTGGACATATTAGTCATTGAAACATACAATTCTCAAACAATGGGAATTGCTGATGCATCAACCTATCCAACAAGTCCTGCAGTAACATCTCCAACACTTACAGTAACAATGCCAGGATTTGATCCTTTGCCGATTCCATTTATAAAGAATGATTTCAATATATTGAATTCGGCAATATTGCAATTGACAAATGTTGGTGATCCATTACAACCACTTCCTGATGGAGTTTGGTTTCTTACATATTCTGTTGCTCCTGCAACAACAAATTATGTAAACAAAACTATCATGAGAGTGAATCAACTTCAAGAAAAGTATGATAAAGCTTTCATGAAAATGGACATGATGCAATGCGATCTTTCAATAAAAAAACAACAAAAAGTAACTCTGGACAGTATATATTATTTTATGCAAGGAGCAGTTGCTGCAGCAAATAATTGTGCTATTGATACAGCTACAAAACTGTATATAAAAGCAGACAAGATGCTTGACAACTTTGTTAAAAATAATTGCAATTGTTCTGGTAATAACTATTAAAATTTTACAAAATGGCAAATTGTAGTAATTGTGGTGCAAATGTGGGATGCAGTTGCAACCTTATAAATGGACTGTGTGCATATTGTAATGGTGCTTTAAAACAATTCAAAAAATGGTTTCGATAAGACTTGTTGATTGTATAGATTGTACAACTATACCATCACTTTTGGCAGATATTGATTGCAAGTTAACTGAATTGGCAAACATACAATATAACAATATTGTATTTATGCTAAATCAGAATGTACCAACATCTGTTATGGGAGATCTTTTAAATTACAAAAGAATTCTTACATTCAAGAAATGTAATCCTGACTATGCCTCAGAATATACTATACAGATGATTGCTAATAGAATAAAATTGTTAATTCATAAATAAATTATTAAAATGTCTTGCACAAATTGTTATAATGGTTGTGTAGAAACAGTTTCTGACAAATGTGTCAGATATACTGGTGCAGATAACTCTGCATTGTCTATATCTACAGGAGACAACCTTTCATATATAGAACAAGTTTTGATTGAGAAGGTGGCATCTATGTTGAATGGTACAGGTATTACATTGGCAAATCTTACAAATAGTTATTGTACTATAATTTTAGATAATTCTCCTGTAACTTCTCCTACAAAATTAGATGAAATAGTAGATGCTTTGGTAGGAGCAGTTTGCAGTCTTCAATCTCAAGTTGAAGATGTTAACACTGTTGCATCTGAAGTAGCAAATCATGCTTACACATTAGGTTGTCTTTCTGGATCAACCACTGGTACTGTAAACACATTACAATTGGTAATCAATACATTGTGTACAGTTAAATCTGATCTTGCTGCACTAAGTACAGATGTTGATACCAATTATGTAAAACTTGCTGATTTTAACTCACTTGTTTCTGCATATCTTTCTGGTTCAACAATCAGCAATCAGCAGTATGTTAAAATGGTTCCTTACACAATAGTTGAATATTATGGACCTCTTACAAACTTTGATTCAACAGGTAAAGGACTTTCTGCTAATGGATTTGATAAGATTTATATTTGTAATGGTCTTAATGGCACTCCTGATAAAAGAGGAAGAGTAAGTGTTGGTGCAATCTCTGGTGTTCCTGGAGGAACTTTAGATACTGCTGTAGATCCTGCAACATCAGGAAATCCCAACTATGCAAAAGGAGATAAAGCAGGAAATAACTCAATTGTTCTTACAGCATCACAACTTCCTTCACATACACACGGTGCCACTGTATCAGATCCTGGTCACGTTCATCCAATTTTTGGTATAACTGGTACAGATGCTACAGGAAATTCAAACACTTACAGATTTGCTGGTGGTGATAGAGCACAAGGAAGTTCTGCTTCTTATTTTACAAATACATCAGCTATTCAAACAAGTGGAACAGGAATTTCTGTAACAAATGGTAATACAGGAGGTGGACTTGGACACAGTAATATTCAGCCTGTGATTGCTACGAATTATATTATGTACATTCCTTAAAATCATCAATAATGTCAATGTGTTTACCAGGAATGCCTTGCTATGAGGTTCCTACAGTATCAACTGTATACCCTAGTACGTGCAATCCTACCCCATTTGAAGATTCTAATTTAGTTAGTACTTGCAAACCTATTTCAACATTAACCGATTATGTTGGATATTCAGGGCCAAATCTTCCAAATACAGGAATTCATTATATGGATTCCACAACCACTGCAATAGAAAAAATAGATGAGGAACTAACTCCATCAAATCTTGCAGAAGGGATATTGGCAGCTATTTCTGATAATGTATTATTGTATAACGCTTTCTGTAATTTGGTTTCTCAATGTATGGGAGGATCTTCTTTCCTTGTTGTTCCAGATTACAGTACATCAACTTCTAGTACATCATCAACTTCATCAACATCAACTAGTTCTACAAGCTCAACTAGCTCAACAAGTACGTCTTCAACATCTAGTACATCTACAAGTTCTACATCAACCACATCTACAAGTACCCTTCCACCAATTACAGGTCTTACTGAAGCTATTATAATTCTTCAAACAGGACAATCAAATGCTGTTGGTAGAGCTGCTGCAGATCCTGCAAATGAGGTGATTATTCCTTACGGTTCTTATGAATACAAATCAAATGTAAATGCTGTGTACACTCTTACAGATCCCACTGGTATTGTAGGAGATAACTCAAGAGCTACAGATAGGTCAATGAATCCTAATTTGGCAAAACGTTTGGTAGAACTTTTAGGAAAACCTGTAATTATTGTTTGTGCTGCTGTTGGAAATACAAGTATTTCTACATGGACTACTACATCAAGTTCACTTTATACAACTGCACTTTCAAGATGGAATGCTGTAAAAGCATATTGTACTGCTAATGGTATTACTATTCTTGGTAAATACATACATTGGTTGCAAGGAGAAAATGATGCTGGAAGTATGGAAGTTGATCAATATTTAACAAGTCTTAATACAATGTTAGATTTGTTTAGTACAAACTTTGTTCCTGATAAAGTTTTTGTCACTAGAATAGGATATGATCCAAACTACACTTCTGCTGCAAATAGCGAGAAAATAATGAAAGCTATTAGTACATTAAACTATAGTAAAGATAGTTTGATAGTTACAAGTAATTCTCCATCAACATTTACTACAGGTAATGGTAAAATGAAATCAGATCTTGTACATTATACAGTTACTGGATTAAATCAAGTTGGTGATGAAGTTGCTCAATCTATTAGCAGATTAAGAAGCCTTAATAAGAAGACAATTTTAACAGAAAATGTCACAGCACTACAAGATCCTGTTGGATATTTTGATGACATTTATCTATTTAGGTCTCTCACTCCACTTGTAAACAATACTGGATATAATGAACTTTTTAATAGAAACAATTTAACATTAGGTAGTGGATCTCCTACATACAATGGTATTTATGGTTTGACTATCCCAGGCTCTACCCCACTAACTCCTGCTACATATCGTGAACTTACAAATACGCATGATTGGACAGTTGAAGCAACATTTAGAATGGATATAGTAAGTTCTGGCATGTTAATAACTGGTAGAAGTACAACTAATGCTTGGACTGAAGATTGGTTATGGATTTCTGGAACTTCTACAATAAATTTAAAAGGAAACAATGTTTCAAAAGCTGTATCTATTTCAGGAGCAAACTTTAATCAACTTAGCAATTTAGCAATAGTTTACACATATTCAAATAATACAGTCAACGTTTATGTAAATGGTGTTTTAAAATCTACATTTAGTGATTGGGCATTTACATCATTTAGACTTGAAAGTATAGCACGTGGATACCAAACTACACCCACAACAGAAATATTCAAAGGTGTTATTGAAAGGGTAAGAATAGTCAAAAAAGCATTGTCATCATGGGAACTTGATAGATCTCCAAATATATCATTCTCACCATCATATGATTGGAATTTCCAATTTAATAGTTCTCTTGCTGAAGCCAATAATGATGTTTCTGCAACAATGAAACTTTATACAACAAATGCTGATTCTACACCAACGTATGATGCTGACGGACTTGTATTTGATCAATCAAAATATTTACGCTTTGGGCAGCAATTAGAATTGTCTAGTGATTTTACAATAGAATTCAGATTAAAGGATACAACTGGAACAGGTCAGAAAGATATTGCGCGCGGTGGCACTACTCCTGGAAATCCAGCTGGATCAATTATTAATTTGGATGGTGCGCCTCACTCATTATTTTATTTATACACTCCAACAGGAACTACCAATTGGGCTTTAGGTAGTGGTTTTGTTACAACATCTTTTCACACTTATAAATTAGTTCAAAATACAACTGCCTCAACATTAGAACTATTTATTGATGGAGTTAGCAAAGGCACTAAAGCAATTAAAACAGGCTTTACTTTATCAACTTTAGGAGGTGGTAATCCACAAAGTACTGGACTTATTGGAACAATTGATTATTTCACAGTTAAAAATAGTATATAAAACTCCTGATTTGTTGGTTTTTCAGGAATGTTGCCCCCTCATGTTTCTACATGGGGGGTTTTTTAATCTTTATAGTTATTGTAATAATCAAAATGATTATAATAATTTTGTATAATTCAAAATTACTTTCTATCTTTACTACAATTTTAACCAAAAAAATCGTAAATGATTGATAATCAATCCCTACTCGAACAATTGCAACAATTGTTAAGTTGGAAAAAAAGTAAAAAGTTCTATGCCAATAAGTTAGGAATAACAGAAGCAGAAGTTGACCAATTACTTCAAGAATTGAATGGTAAAAATAAAGTTAGAGAAGAAGCTGAAGTTGCAGAATATGTATCACAATTAGAAGAAACAATTATACGATTTGAGGAAGATATTTTAAAGGGTACAGGAGAAATAACACTGAACACAGAAGAAGAAATAAAAACTCTAGAAGATCTTATAAAGAAAACAAAAATTGATACATCTGTATGGGATATTACAAAATACGTACAGAACTACTGGGGAAACAAAGATAGACCTTCTTGGCAAGTAAAAGCCTGGTTGAGTAAGAAGAAAGATCACCAACTGTTTCAAGATAGATTTATTGAGTTCTTAACTACATATGATCCTAAATTTGATATTGATAAAGAGGTAGAATATAATAGTGATTGTTCTGATGGGTGTCTGGTTATAAATAAACAAGATGCCCATTTTAATAAATACGATGTCAATGGACAGAATGATATTAAGTTTAGATTTACACAAATCTTTATAAAGACAAAAACAATTCTTAGACAAGCAAAGATGTCTAACAATCTTGTAAAGATTGAATACATAATTGGTTCAGATGAATTTAACAGTGAGTGGACCAATATGACAACAAAAGGAACTCCACAACAAAATCTTCTATCATATCACGAATCTTTCAAAGCAATCTGCAAACATGAGATTGATATGATTTTACTCTTATTGAGTTTTAGTGAAAATGTTAGTGTTACATATGTTGCTGGAAATCATGATGAGTTTGTGGGATGGCATATGGTGCATTGGTTAAAAGCAGTGTTTAATGAAAACGAGAAAGTTAAATTTAATTATAGTCCTGAATATAGAAAGTATGTAAGTTTTGGAACAAGTGCTATGATGTTTAATCATGGCGATGCAATAAAACCTTCAAAACTAGCTAGCATATTTCCAATTGAATATAAAGAGTATTGGTCAAAATATTCCAATTATTACATATTTACTGGAGACAAACATCATGAAATGAGTCATGATTTTAATGGTATAAAATTTTATCAGATTCCTGCTTTTTCAAATTCAAAAAGTTTATGGGATGAAAAGAATGGACATGTGTGTTCAAAAGGAGAAGTTACAGCTTTTCTTATAGATGAATTTGAAGGCATGACCAACATATTCAAACAATATTTGTAATGTCAACATTAAGAAAATTAGTAGCAGATGTACGTGGAATGCACAAATTGCTTTCTACAGATAATCTTATAAACGATAGGGTTATTGCATCTGAAATAAAAAACAACACATTTCTTCTTGTAAAAAGAGAAACAAATCTTCGCAAACTCTGGGCTACAGATACTTTGTTTACCACCATTCCTTGTTTGGAATTGGTGGAAGTTCCTATTTCTGAATGTTGTGATTATGTAGATCCTTGTACAGTAGCAAGAACAAAATTTAAAATTCCAAGAATATCCGAAGGAAATTACCAATATGTAATACAAGGTGTTTATTCAATAAACGCTTTGGGAGGCAGAGGTAAGAAGCTTAAAGAAATAACCATCAACAGATATATGAATCTTTTAAAACTCCCTATAATTAAAAATGAGGAGTATTTCTGGATTGTAAATGATTATCTGTACGTAAGCGATCCTATGGTTGAAGCAATTCGTCTATCAGCATTTTTTGAAGAAGACATTCCTAATGAAATTATGTTTTCAGAATGCTGCTGCAAAAATGGAATAAACATGGACGACTATTGCAAAAATCCTCTTGATAAAGATTTTGGAATTCCTGGTTATCTTGAAACACAAGTTTTAGAACTGACTACAAAAAAACTCTTGTCAACATATTTTAGGCTTAAATCAGATTTGGCAGATAATGGAATTGATGGACAAGCACCAAATGTAGCAAATCAAAAATAATGAGAGTAAAGGTAGATTGGAGATCATCAAGTAAAGAAAACTATACAAACTTCTGTAAGAAACATCCTGACATAAAAGTTTCTTTTGAAGACTGGAAGAATATTATTTATAAGTTTAATGAGGCTTTTAGAAATCACATTCTTGAAACAGGTGATAAAGAAAAGATGCCTTTTGGATTTGGTGAATTTTCAATTAACAAAAAGAAAAGAAAGAGAATAAAAGAAATTGATGGAAAACAATATATAAATCTTCCTGTAGATTGGGTGAGAACAAGAGAAAAGGGTAAAATTATATACAATTTCAACTACCACACAGAAGGTTATTTTTTTGGATGGATATGGTTTAAAGATACAGCAAGATTTAAAGGAACAACATTTTGGTATTTTAAACCATCAAGAGTCACGTCAAGAATGCTAGCTCAGTATATCAAAACCAATGAAAAGTATCAACACACTTATCATGAATGGAAAAAGTAATTAAACATGTCATATTATTATCAATATAATTTTGTATCTCCTGAGCCTGTTTATGCAATCATAAAAGAGGAATTTAAAAGCTACATGGATACTGGGGCTATCGATGATTTGATGTTCCCTACATATACAGACAAATGTCTTAGAAAACTTGGTAAATCTTCCTATGATATTCAAGAAATCTATCTTGATATAGAAGACTTTCAAGCTCGTCTCCCAGAAAACTTTTTTGCTGTACGTGAAGCATGGCTTTGCACAACTGTAAATGGTTATCCACATCAAACTGCAAATTCCTTTTATTCTCAAGCAGACACTGAAACTACAATACAAGTGAGTGCTCTTGAAACTAGACATGGTGTTTGTGCAACTTGTGGAAGCGATTCTTGTAATGGTGTATGTATGCCAGAATTGATTCAGTCTGTTTATAAGACAAACAATTCTACAATGGTTTCTTATAACAGATCTTTCCTGCTAAAACCAGGAAATATTTCTGTAAAAGCAAACTGTTCATTGGATTGTAAAAATCTTGGATCTTCTGCTGCAGACTCATTTGATATTAGAGATAATAAATTTGTTACAAATTTTAGAAGCGGTGTTGTAAATCTCATATTCTATGCAAATGAATATGACAATAGCGGTAATCAAATGATTCCTGACAACTATCGTATAAGAGAATACATAGAAGCATTTATCAAGTATAAAATATTTGAAACACTTCTTAATCAAATCAATGATGAAACATTTGCTCAAATTAGAGAGAAGCTGAATTACTACAAACAGCTTTCCGAAGAAGCATTCATCATGGCAGATATTGAAATCAAGAAGCAAGATGTATATGCTAAACAACGTAGGATAAAGCAAGATTTGAGCAGATTTAATATGTACGAATTACCAAATAGAAGCTACAGATATGGCTGGAGACGCAACTCATAAAAGCAAAAAGAATATTAAATGGCTGAAGAAACAACTAATGTACGGCAAGAGCTTGGTGTTGCTAGAGTTGGTCTAGATCTTGACTCATCTGTAAATCAGATTGGTCAGGGTAAATTGTCATATGCTCTCAACGCAGCTCTTGAAAACTTTGATAATAACTCAGTTAACTATCAGAACGAACAGGGAAATGACCTTTGCATCACTTTCCCTGAAGACTTTCAACTTATAGGTTCACATTTTATTCCTGAACAAACAAAGCATATATTCTTCTTAGCAAATCCTATTACAGGAGAAAGCGAGATTGGATATATGAAAAATAACGATTGCGTCTATCATAAAGTGATAAATGCAAACTGTTTAAACTTCAGCATCAATCATCCTATACATAAATCTGTACATAAGATTACTAATTGTACCACTGAGATTTATTGGACTGATGGATATAATGAAAGAAGGTTTATAGACCTTGAAAATCTTCCATACAGAATTTTGGAAGGTTCTGATGTATGTGATAACGTCACTACAACAGAAATAGATTGTAATAAAATGAAAGTGATGCCTCAATTTTCCATTCCCAACATTAATGTTATTGATGTTGTAAGTGGAGGAGAGTTGTTGGCAGGAACATATCAATTTGCAATACAATATTGTACAGCAAATGGTGATGGCTATACATCTTATTATTCTGTTACAAATCCTACACCAATTGCAAATCCAGATGTTACATCTGCTGATTTTAATTATCCTGTTGGTAAATCAATTGTTCTCAATATATCAAATATTGATGTACAAGGATATTTTGAATATTACAATGTTGCTGTAATAAAAACAATTAATGGAATTACATCAGTTCAAGTTGTAGGAACTTATTTCATTGACCAAGCAACTAAACAAATTACATACACTGGTCAAAGCACAATCAATCTGACCGTTAATGATATATTTGAAAAGTTTGCAAACTATGAAATTGCTCAAGATGTAACAGCTGTTCAAGATGTTCTTGTATGGAGCAATCTTACATCTGTACAACAAATCAATTATCAGAAAATTGCAAATCAAATAACTCTGTTATGGGAAAGCTGGAGAATACCATCTACAGAATCCTATGCTGATGAATTAAATGCTACAAACCTAAGAGGTTATCTTCGTGATGAAATTTATGCTTTTGAGATTGTATTCTTATTAAAGAACGGTAAACAAACAGACGGATTTCATATTCCTGGCAGAGTATTAAGTCTTGAGGAAGCTGCACAATATCCAGATATTCCTAATACAAATGCTGACTTTATTGGTGAACCAACTTATTCTGTTGGATCAGTGGGATATTCTCCATATTGGAAAATATACAATACAGCATCTGTTATTGCAAATTCACCACAATATTCAACAAGTAAATCATATAAAGGTCCTTACCAATATGGAAAATTTGCATATTGGGAATCTACAGAAACCTATCCTTGCAATGAAGATGTTTGGGGAGATTTGTCAAATCAACCAATCAGACATCACAAGTTTCCAGATCTTAAAGTGAGTCCTATTTTTGAATCTCCTACAATTGAATATGGAGGAGATGGAAAATACAAACTTGCAATGGTTAAAGATGCAATCTATCCTATAGGAGTAAAGATTGATAATCAGCAAGTTATGGAGCTTATTTTAAAGTCTTCATTAACAGATGAACAAAAAGCAGATATTGTAGGATTTAAAATTGTAAGAGGAGACAGGTCTACAAATAAATCTGTTCTTGCAAAAGGAATTATACGTAATGTTGGTAAATACGAAAGAGAAGGAACTACATACTATTTCCCCAACTACCCCTATAATGATATTAGGAAAGATCCTTTTCTTTTACAGAAAAACAATGCATATATTTCACAATGCTCTGTTTATCAAATTGTTCCTGCATCAAATGATATTATTGAGTATACTAATTGTGAATCAGGTACAACATCAATATTTGAAGTTGTAAAAAGTCAAATGATAAGACTTTGTTCAGTAACATTACCTTTTGGTAAAAATACAGGACATTTAATTACAAAAGTATCTTATTCAACTTATACACTTAATGTTTATGGTGGTACTAATGATTATGTAGCTTTTGACATAGTTAGTCCTATATATAATAATCATATAGCTGTAACTGTAAAACCTTCAACGTCTCCTACAGTTGTAGAATCTGTAACTATGCCATCCTTTATTAGAGGGGTAAAATCTTATACAGTAACAGAAAATAATTCAACTGTAAATGAGTCTTGTTCGCCTTCTCAATTATCAGCATTTTTAACTGATGGTGTAAAACAAAGATTTGTATTTAATTCTCCTGAAACATCATTTGGTCAACCATTTCTTGGAAATATATTAAAGCTTGAAAATGTAATATTTGGAGCAGGAAAAGCACATTTTGTAGAGGTGAAGAAACATGCTCTTTACAAACTGCTTACTAAAGAAGCTCAACAAGATGCACTTAAATCAAGTGTTGATGTAGCAAATTATACTACAACATTTGATGCAACAGCAATGTTTACAGCATATCAAGCATATATTCAAATTTACATTAATGGAATTACAAGAAAGAATTTTACATATTCATATAATTCTATATTAAATTATGACTATCATGCTTCTATTGATAATAATCTTGGAATAAAACAAAGAAAACTTGATATTGCTGAATATGTTATTCCTGGAGTACAATCAGTAAATGATGATTATAGTTTAAATAACTATCAACGTGAATCTTCTGTATATGTAAAAACTAACACAACACTTCCTTTTGCAGAACAAACTCCAAGTGTGCTTCTTCCTGGGAATGTAAGTGCTGTAATTGATAATAGTAGAAATACATTAGGAACAACAGGAAATTGTTATAGTCCAAATAAAGAAATTGATATAACTAGTGTAGTGTATTATGCCTCAATGAAAAACGAAAATGTTAATCAGTGGGGTCAAATATATTCTTACAATACAATTGATACAGGATATCAGAAAACATTAAGAAATTCTTCTACAACAATATTTGGTGGAGATACATTTATAGGCAAGTTTGCACTAAAAACAAAACTTCCTTTCTTTATAGATAATAGAGTTGGCGCAAACGATGACTCTGATATTTTTTATGATGAGATAGGAAATGTTGCCTATCCTAAATATTGGTTTTCATCAAGATCTGTATTAAGCGATTATGAGGTAGTAAGTGGTACATCAGTTGTAAAACAATTGACTAACATCATATCTACAAAAGCTCATAATTTTGATTGTCCAAACAGTCAATTACCCACACCAGATCCTACAGCTAATCCAAAAGTAGTAAACCCAAATAGAACATTTTATGATGGTAAGATGTATCTCTTTGCATACGGTGTTCCTTATTTCTATTGTGAGTCTTCAATCAATGTAGATCTTAGACAAGCATTTAATAGTAAAGAAGGAGATTTCTATCCTCATGTAAGCTCAGGTATTCCTGATGATTGGTTACAAGAATCACACGTATCAATTGCAAATGATAATACGTATTGGTACAACACCACTTATTCAAAGCAAAACAAAGAGAATTATTTTTCTCATCTTTCTGTAAATTGGTCTAATAAACTTTGCTACACAGTTTTCCCATTCAGGGCAATCTATTCTGACAAGCAAATCACTTATACAGATAATACAATAAACAACTGGATTATTTATCGTCCAGCATCAATGTTTGATTTTCCTCAAAATTACGGAAAACTTACATCTCTAGATGGCATTCAAAACAGAGCTATTCTTGCAAGGTTTGAAAATAAATCATTGTTGTACAACACATTGTTGACAATTGATACAAGCAACCCTCAAGCAGCTTACGTTGGTAATGATACATTGTTTAAATCTGCTCCTCCAATTGATTTTGCAGAAACAGACATTGGTTATGTAGGAAGTCAACACAAGTTTCTTTTAAAGATACCTCATGGTCAGGTTACTGTAGATGCTAAAAGAGGACAAGTGTTTTTGTTGTCTGGACAACAAGTTCATGATCTTTCAGGATTTGGTGGGGGTATGAATAGATTTTTGACAGACCATTTGCAATTTGAAATCTTGAGATATTTCCCAGAAGTGAATATCGATAACCATTTCAAAGGAATTGGTTTGCATGGAATATTTGATAGTAAGTTTGACAGAGTTATTATATCTAAACTGGACTATCTCCCATTGTCTACAGATATTTATTACAATACAGAAGATTCAGAGTTTTATATTGATAAAACTTATGGAACATCTGTAATTCCTGTAAAAATTAATGTAACAGACACTAGATATTTCTGTAATAAATCTTGGACGCTTTCTTACAACTTCAATACAAATAGTTGGATTAGTTTCCATAGCTATATTCCCAACTGGTATATAGCAGAAAACAACTTCTTCTATTCTGGATTGAATGTAGGTGTAGATCTTGAAGCTATTGCTATTGAAGAGATTCCTCAATCAACAACATCTTCAACATCATCCACTTCAACTAGTAGTACATCAAGCACTTCATCAACTAGCACAACAAGTTCTACAACAATAAATTATTGTGCATTAGCTGGTGTAGCAACTTCCTACTATCCTGGAACTACAACAACAACATCAAGTATTGCACCAACTACAACAACAAGTACAACTACAATAGCAGCTTGTACACTAAGTGGTAATGCAGTTTTGTACGAACCTTTATAAAAATATACTATGCCTATATCTGTATTTATAACTTTGACATCAGCTGGAGCAAGTACTGGTCCTTTTAATTTGTATTCAAATTACGATGGATATATCAGCGCATTTGAAACAGGAGTGAGTAAAACTGCTCTTGTGGGAGGATATTTATCAACTCTTGTACCAGATGGTACAACAACTGTACGTGTAATGTCTGCAGGAGCTTGTACAAACTATGTAAATATTGCAATTGGTGGTTTGACAACTACATCTTCCACCTCTTCCACTTCTTCTACATCTACCACTTCCACAACAACAGCAGCCATTACTTACGCATACTATGTAGCTGATATTTATTCTTGTGCTACAGGACTTGTGACAGGTAGTAGAACTGTAGCTGTACAAAGTCCAGCAACACTTGTTACAAACAAATATTATCGTCAAACTGGAGTAAGTACACCATCTGAAGTTTATAAAGTTACAGGATCTGGATCTTATGTTGCTGCTTCTCCAATAATGGATCCTTATGCATTTACTTCACAATCAACAGCTTGTTCTGCAATCTAATCTGTTATGGCAAAGAATATTACTGTAAAATTAACCAAGGCTGGCAGCAGAATGTTGACATTCAACATTCAGGACAATCTTGGAAATACATTAGAAGAAAATGTAACCAAGGAAAGACTTTCCAAAGGAATTACATATTCTGTAAATAGTAATGTTTCAGTTGTAATATTAACATCAGTAGAATTTCCATCTATAGTTTATAATATGGGGATAGTTCAAAAAACCCAAGTGGAAATTTCAAAGATTGAATATAATGATGTTGATACAGCAAGTATTTGGAAACATTTGCAAAACCCAGAATTGTATAATTCTTTCTATGGAAAAATAGTTCCTTATGTAATTGAATATGCATTTGGATATAAATTCCAAGATGAAATCTTACAAAACGTAAGAGATTATACAAAGGCATACAAACATTTCCCAAATGACAATGGTGTATTCTTTGATGCTGGAAAAATAGAACTTGATAGAGAATACTTCAATAAAGCTATTCTGTATAATGGTCAGCAGTCTTCTGGCATATTGAATCTTGTAGCAAAACCAAAAAACAATCTTAGCGAGTATATGAAGTATCCTTTGTACAGTAGTGATAGTAAAACAATCACATATACAAAGTCTGATAATTTCTATCAATACAATACATTTTGGGCACTTAACAAAGACAAGGCACAACCACTCTTTGTAAAGAGTTGTGAGTCAACCTCTGTTGATAAAGTGATCAATCAATCAAACATGGACTATTCAAAGCGTTCATTTAAAAAAGCTCCTCTTAGGGCAAAAGAACTTAAGATAAGGCATATTCTTGACGATCGTGATCATGTCCATCTTGTTTCACAATTCATTCTTGTACCAAGTCAAATTTCTTATAAGTAATGGCAAAGAAACTCACACCTTCAAAAGCTAGAGAAATTCTACATCATGGAGAAGTTCATGGTCATAAATTGACAGAACAACAACGTAAATTTTTTGGAGCGAAGTCAAATATGAAATCTGGAGGATGGTTGGATAAATATTCAACTGAAGATAATTACAACGATTATTCAGTATCTGCACCAGAAGGTTATGAAGGTGATGGTTTTGATATGACAGGTAGAAATTATTCTCCTGCATGGGGTGGACAATTTGAAATGGGAGGTTCTCTCGCAGGAGCAACAGGAATGATGTATGCTCGTCATGGTGCCCCATCAAATGGTCCATATGCAAAGAAGACAATGCCTTCTGCACAAGATGGTGCATCTGTATATTATCAACATGGTCTTGATTTTACACCAAAGTCAATGCAAAATGGTGGAACGGAAAATTGGGCATCTAGAGAAATGAAACAAATGTATAACACTAAAATGCGTTTTGATGACAAAAGTGTTTTAGATGTTGTAAGAGAAGCAGCTAAATTAGAAGGAATAGATCCATCATTACTTATGTCTTCTGCATGGCAGGAAGGTATGAATACTTTTTTAACTGAGAATAAAAAAAATTGGACTGTAGGAGAACATTATAATTTACCTGATGAAAAAAGTGCTCAATTTCCTGTAGATGGATTTCAGTATTATGGATTAGATACCTTTTCTGATAGATATGATAAATTAAAAAAATATCTTCCAAAGAATTTTGAATTTGCTCCATTTAAAGCTGTAAATGAAAAAGGAGAAACAGTAAATACAGCAGCATTTAAAAATAATAGAGATGCACTTGTTGCTAAAGCTGCTATGTTAAAAAATGAGATAGATTCTGTTAAAGCATATGCTCAAAAAAAGAATCTTAATTTAGACCAAAAAGCTTTAGATTATTTTACATTATCGTCTTATAATGGAGGATTTGGTAATGCAAAAATGATGATGGATCAATATGAACAAGCCAAAGATAAAAATGCTTTTATAGATAATGGAGAAACAACAAGAAAGGGTGTACATAAAAATGTATTGCCAAGAATCCTAAACATGAAAGTTGTTAATGATTTAATTTCTACAGAAGATTCAAATAAAAAACTTTTAGAAAATCAGTTAGATTCTAATAAATTTATAAAAGCTCCAAATTCTACAAATCCATTACCATTATTTAAAGATGGTGGTCAGACTGATGATGACAGAGAGATGCTGGAAGGTGTAGCAGATATGTTACGTAGAGTGAAAGATCCCAAGAATCGTAAAGATATTGCTAATTACATGATGGGTAACTTCCGTGATGAAGATGTAACCTTTGAGCCTAAAGATTTTTTACAAGATGCTAATGTTTTTAGAAATGGCGGTCATTCTGTTTCTATATTACCTACTGTATACGTTACTGCAAAAATACCTAAAAGGAAATACCAAGAACTTCCACAAGCTACTGTTATAGGTAAAACTAAGTTTGTACCACCACAAGCTGCAAGGGATAATACAGCAGCTCCTTTCTTTTT